TGTTGATTTGTGGCACAGGCTAATGTAAAACTTACAGTTGATGCTTCGCAGGCCACAAGAGCATTAAAAGGTGTACAACAGCAATCATCGGGGCTTCAGAGGGCATTTAGTGGTCTAAAAACTGCAATTCTTGGTGTTGGGGTCACAGCTTTAGGAAGGCAGGCAATATTAACATCAGCAAATTTTGAAAAATTAAATGTCAGACTTGGATTATTAACGAAAGCATCAGGAACTTTTGCAAAATCTCAAGAATTAGCCGCAAGGGCGCAGAAAACTTTTGGTTTAAGTGCAACTGAATCGCTTGAAGGAATTACAAATATAACGGCAAGATTAGCACCATTGGGCGCGTCAGTTGAAGATATAGAAACAACATTTTTTGGTTTCAATACAGCGGCAAAATTAGCGGGTGCAAATGCGGTTGAAGCGTCAAACGCTTTTACGCAACTTGCGCAGGCTTTAGGTTCTGGACGTTTACAAGGGGATGAATTTAGAAGTATTTCTGAACAAATTCCAACCATTTTAAAACCTGTTGCAGATGAACTTGGTACAACTGTAGGAGAACTTAAAAAATTTAGTAGTGAAGGCAAAATAACAAGCGCTGTCGTAATTAGAGCTTTGAAAAAAATTGAAGAGGATGGAAGATCATCTTTAGGCGAATTGTTAAAAAATGACCCGACACAAGTATTTAAGAATTTAGGTAACGCAACGGAAGATTTATCAAGGGCGTTTGGGGATAGATTAGCCCCCGCTGTTTTACCTGTTATTAAAGGGATTACTGATGTAACGAAAGCAATAACTAATTTTGTACAATCTGGCGCGGGTCAAGTCACTTTAATATTTACAGCAATAGCTGTTGCTGCAAAAGGTGTTGCGTTCATAACGCCAATAATAATTGGACAGTTGGCAACTTTGGCAACATCTTTTCAAGTAGCGGCGATAAATTCTGCGATGGCTTCAACAGGTCTAAATGGTCTTGCGGCTTCTTCATTCTTGGCCGCGGGTGGAATAACAAAAGCGACAATTGCTCTTTCAGCCTTAAAAATAGCATTAATAAAAACAGGTATCGGAGCCGCGATTGTTATTCTTGGAACTTTGGCGGCAAAATTTATTGATAATAAAAATGCGGCAAATGAAGCTGCTGCTGCTGCAAAAGCATTTGATGATAATATAAAGGGAATAACTGAAACTGCAAGAGACACAGAAGCGGCATTAAATCAGATTGCCATTGCAAACAAAAAATTTGAGATTTCACAAGTAAGAGAAGGAAGAGGTCGGGGTTCTTCTGCAAGATTAAACAGATTAAATAAGGAATTAGAAATTTTAGAAGAGCAACAATTCTTTTTAGATAAAGAGGGCGAAAGAGCCAAAGATATTGCAAAAGATAATAGATTCAATGATGCGACAATTGCAAAGTTAAAAGAAATTTCAAAACTTGAATCTGAATTAGCAGGCAAAAAAGAAAGTGAAATTGCACTTGAAGAAAGAATTGCTGAAATTAAGGCAAATTTTGAAGGTCAAGATGCTCAACAACTTATAAATTTAGAGAAAGAATTAGATGGATTAAGAAAAAAAAGTGAACTTATGAAGAAACAGGAAGAACAAGCAAAAAAAATTAATGGCGCTTTCAAACAGATTGGAGAAGATATTGGAACAGGTATTACTGATGCCTTAGTCGGTGCTATTGAAGGAACTAGAACTCTAGGAGAAGCGGCAAAGTCTATTATTAATGACCTTGCATCGTCCTTGTTAAGACTTGGTGTTCAAATGGCACTTACTGGTTTATTTGGTGGAACTAAAATAGGCGGATTTTTAGGGTTTGCAAATGGAGGAAGGCCGCCTGTCGGAAGGGCTTCAATCGTTGGAGAAAGAGGGCCGGAGCTTTTTATTCCTAAAACTTCAGGCACTATTATTCCAAATAATCAGATCGGCGGCGCAGGCGGTGGAATTGTCAATAATATAAATGTAAATGTTTCGGCTGAAGGTATGCAATCAAATGCAAATGAAGATCGCGGGAAAGAACTTGGCGTTGCTCTTGCTTCGGCGATACAATCAGAATTAATAAAACAAAAAAGACCGGGCGGTTTATTAGCAACTTAAAATGGCAACTTTTCCTTCTGTTACTCCCACATATCAAGGTTTTTCAAAAAAATCTGCGCCTGCTGTTCGCACAGTAAGGTTTGCAGATGGATTTGAACAAAGAATATTTTTTGGCTTGGCAAGTAATCAAAACCCGAAAGTCTATAATGTAAATTTTGAACTTAGTGAAACAGACGCAGATGTTGTTGAAGCATTTCTTGATAGTCGTGCAAACGATCAAGAAAGTTTTACTTTTACACCACCCGGCGAAGGATTTACAAAAACAGGAACATATTCACAATCAGGTACAACAGTAACAATTACAATTGCAAATCATGGCGTTGCAATCGGCGATGTTTTGACAATTGACTATACATCAGGGTCAGCAACCGATGGTTCTTTTACAGTTGCAACAGCGGTTGATGCAAATACTTTTACAGTTACAGCGGCTTCAAGTGCAACAAATAGCGGGAATGTTTCAATTACTCTTTCAGGCGCAAAGAAATTTGTTTGCGAAACTTGGTCGAAATCAATACCTTACAACAATAGGGCGTCAATCAGTGCAACATTTAGACAAGTATTTGAAGCATGAGTACAGACAAAATTGTCAGTGAATTACAAAAGGTCAACCCGTCAGCGGTTATTGAACTTTTTACTTTAACTCTTGATAATTCACTTCATGGCGATACAACAACATATTATTTTCACGCGGGAACAAGTTTAAAAGATAACGGCGAAATTATCTGGAATGGTCAAGCATATACGAGATTTCCTGTACAGGCTGAAGGCTTTAAATATGGTAAAGGACAATTGCCCCGCCCAACCCTTACTTTTTCAAACGCTTTTGGAACTCTTTCAGCAATACTTCTCACAGTAAACGCCATAACTAGGGGAAATGATTTGACAGGGGCAACTGTAAAAAGAATAAGAACAAAAGCAAGATTTCTTGACGCTGCAAATTTTCCAAGTAATGTAAATCCTTATGGAACGCCAGACCCGACAGCAGAAGGCAAGCAAGAAATATTTTTGATAGACAGAAAATCAGCAGAAAATAGAACTATTGTATCTTTTGAACTTGCGGCTGTTTTCGATATGGCGGGAGTGCGAGCGCCTAAACGTCAATGCACTAGAAAAGAATTTCCTAGTATTGGATTAATAATTTCATGAATTGGAAGGATAAGGCTCTTGCTCACGCTAAAGAACAAGACCCAAAAGAATCTTGCGGTCTTTTGTTAAATATTCGCGGAAAAGAAAAATACTTTCCTTGTAAAAACTTATCAACTGCATATCTTGAAAATTTTATTATTGATCCGCTTGATTATGCAAAGGCAGAGGATTCAGGGGGAGAAATTATTGGCATTATTCATTCACACCCGACAACGCCGCCTATTGCATCAGAAGCCGACAAAATAAGTTGTGAAGAGACAAAACTACCTTGGTATATTGTCAATCCCAAAACAGAATTATGGGGTGAATATAAACCTTCAGGATATAAACCAAACTTGATTGGTTTGCCTTGGGTTTGGGGTGTTTCTGATTGCTGGTCGCTTGTAAGAAGGTTTTACAAAGAAAAGTTAAATATAGAACTTAGAGATTGGGATAGGCCAATAACACCTGAAGAATTTATGACAGATCCTATGTTTGTAAAATGCGCAAATGACACAGGATTTCGTGAATTAAAAAGTGATGAAAAATTAAAAAATAATGATTTATTATTTATGTCAATCGGCGAGCCGGGGTTGAATCATGTGGCGATTTTTATAGATGGCGATGTAATACACCATTTAAGAGATAGACTATCTTGTAGAGAGCCATACAACCCTTGGTTGTTAAAATGCACAGGAATGAGGTTGCGTTATGCTTCGTAAAATAAAATTATATGGAGAACTTGCAAAACAAGTCGGTTATAAAGAATTTGAAGACATAAATGTTGCAAATGTAGCGGAAGCTGTAAGTTTTTTAATAAATAATTTTCCGCAACTGGAAAGTCATATGGCAAGTCGATATTATAAAGTCATAACTCACGATGAGGAAATTGGTGCGGACGAGCTTCATGATCCTATTGGTAAATCAGATATATCTTTTGTACCTGTTATTTCAGGTTCGGGGGGTAATTTTGGAAAAGTGCTTCTTGGAGTGGCCTTGATTGGTTTATCGTTTACGCCTATGGGTGCGGGACTTTTTGCTGGCGGTTCTGGTGCGGGTTTAGCTGGTGGAGGTGGTTTGATGGGCGCAACAGGTTTATATGCGGCAGGGGCTTATGGTTCGGCGGCTCTAGGTCTTATCGGTGCAAGTTTAGTTCTTAGCGGCGTAAGTGGGATGCTGTTCCCCACGCCAAAAACACCTGAATTTTCAAGTGAACAAGACCCGCGCTTATCGTTTAGCTTTTCAGGGACGCAACAAACAAGCCGGGCCGGAACGCCCGTCCCGATTGTATATGGAGAAATTTTTACAGGTTCCGTTGTTATTTCGGGCGGTATTGATACGGAGCAAGTTCAAGCATGACCGATAAAAGAAAAATTATTCGCGGTTCAAAAGGAGGTTCGCCACCACCGCCAAGACAACCGACAAGAACCCCTGATACGCTTCACAGTAAACAGTTTGCGACTTTTCTTGACCTCATATCAGAAGGAGAAATTGAAGGTTCTGCAACCGCTTCAAAAGAAGGTATTACAGACCGCACTTCAACGGCATACACAAATGCGTATTTGAAAGACGTCTTTCTTAATGATACGCCGATTTTAAAAGCGACAGCCAGTTCAACAAGTCCACAAACTACAGATTTTAATTTTCAGAATGTAACTTTTACGCCGCGTTTCGGTACAGCGGATCAAACAAAAATTTCTGGTATTGAAAGTTCTTCTTCAATAACTCCTGTAGGAGTTACAGTGACAAATTCTGATGGCACAGATTCAGGTGCGGCCGCTGGTTCTGTTACAAGACAAATTACAAATACAAACGTTGATCGAATAAAAGTTACAATCACATTTCCACAAATTCAAAAGGCAACAGAAGAAGGCGATCTTTTAGGTTCAACTGTTGAATATAAAATTAGTGTTCAATATAATTCAGGAGGTTTTTCTGATGTTATAACTTCTGCAAATGGCGGCAAAGTGACCGGGCGAACGGCTGATGCTTATCAAAGAGATCATTCCGTAGAGATAACAGGTGATTTTCCTGTTGATATAAGAGTTAGTAGAGTTACAGCAGATTCGCCAGATACATCGTTAATAGACGCTTTCCAATTTACAAGTTTTGCGGAAATTATTGACGATGCAAGCACTTATGCAAACTCGGCATATAACTCAATTAGGCTTGATTCTCAACAGTTCAGTTCTATCCCCCGCCGCAAATTTCGTATTCGCGGTATAAAAGTAAGGATTCCGGGTGCTGGTGCTTCCAGTTCTGGTACGCCAACTGTCGATTCTGCAACAGGCCGTATTGTGTACCCGACAGGATATATTTTTAACGGCGTTATGGGCGCTGCGGTTTGGTGTTCATGCCCTGCGATGATCTTGCTTGACTTATTAACAACAGAAAGATATGGATTTGGAACACATATTGCAGATGCAAATCTTGATTTGTTTTCTTTTGTAACCGCATCAAAATTTGCAAACACTCTTGTAGATGATGGCTTTGGTGGAGAAGAAGCTAGATTTTCTTGTAATGTAAATATCCAATCATCAAGCGAAGCATTTGACCTTATAAATGAACTTGCGGGTGTGATGCGTTGTATGCCGATTTGGTCAACCGGCTCTATATTATTGGCTCAAGATTCCCCAAAAGATTCTTCGTTTCTTTTCTCACTTGCCAATATTTCAAGTGATGGATTCAATTATTCTGGCTCAAGTTTAAAACAAAGACATTCTGTTATATCTGTTTCATATTTTAATATGGATTCGCAAGAAATAGATTATGAAGTTTTTGAAAATACTGATATTTCGTCAAAAATTGGAACTGTTGTCAAACAGGTAAAAGGATTCGGCTGCACTTCAAGGGGTCAAGCGCTTAGATTGGCAAAGGCAATTGCATTTTCGGAAGCTAATGAATCTGAATTAGTGACATTTACTACATCAATGGAAGGCGGCTTGATGGTCAGGCCGGGCGCTGTCATAAGTATCAATGACCCTGTTCGCGCAGGCGTTAGAAGATCAGGAAGGCTTGCAAGTGTTACATCAACAACTGTTGTTACAGTAGATGATACAAACGCAACTGATTTTGCGGTTGATAGTTCTGGAAACCCTGTCGGCGATGCAACATTATCTTTAATATTGCCAGATGGTTCTGTTGAAGAAAAAACAATTTCAACCATTTCAAACGGAACTATAACTGTTAATTCTGCCTTTTCTCAAACACCTAATGTAAATACAATTTGGTTAATATCAAACGTAACTGTCGAACCTCAAAAATTTAGAGTAATTACTGTTGAAGAAACTGATTCAGTAAATTATACGATTACAGCATTATCATATATAAATGAAAAATACGCCTTTATTGAAGATGGTCAATCGTTACCCGCAAGAAATGTTTCTATTTTAAATAATTTGACAGACCCACCAACTTCTTTGAGTGCTGTTGAAACTATTGTTCCAATTAATAATCAAGCTGTTTCTAAAATTGTTATAAGTTGGCAACCTATAAATGGAGTAATTGAATATCAAGTTAATTACAGATTTGAAAACGGAAATTTTGTAACCGAAAGAGTATCAAGACCTGATTTTGAAATATTTAATAGTCAGCTTGGAACTTATGAAATACAGGTTTTTAGTTATAACGTACAGGCTCAACTTTCAGCAACTTCAACTAACTTAACATTTAAAGCTGTAGGTAAAACTGCATTACCTCAAGATGTAACTAATGTAAGAATAGAACCAATATCAGATCAATTTGTAAGACTAAGATTTGATAAAGCAACAGATGTTGACGTAGTACATGGAGGTAACGTTGTTATAAGAAGTTCAAATTTAACAATAGGCTCAACTTTTACAAATTCAGTTGATGTTTTGCCTGCACTTTCTGGAAACGTCAGCGAGTCAATCGTCCCAAATATTGTAAATGGTACATATCATCTAAAGTTTAGGGATGATGGTGGCCGTCTTAGTTCAGGTGAAGCATCTGTTGTAATGATTCAAACAATACCTAATACTTTACCGAAGTTAACAGTTTTAGAAGATAGAGAAGATACTGACTCACCAACACCTTTTGCTGGTACGAAAGTTGATTGTTTTTTCTCTGATGATGTAAATGGACTTGTTCTTGGTTCACTTGATCTATTAGATGGAGTTGCAGATTTTGATGCTATTGCTGACTTTGACTTTTTAGGTGCTGTAGATATAACTGGTGGTTCTTATGAATTTGCAAATACTCTTGATTTAGGTGGAAAGCAACCTTTAAGATTACGCAGACATTTTGTTACTCAGGGTTTTTATCCAAATGATTTGATAGATAAAAGATCAGCAAATATTGATACATGGACAGATTTTGATGGTGCAACTGCATTTAACGTTGGAGCGTCATTATTAGTTGCCACTACTGACCTTGACCCTGACTTATCAGTTTCAGCTACTTATGAACAAAGTGGAACACAAATAACAGTTACAAAAAGTTCGCATGGATATTCTGTCGGTGATTTTGTAGTGATAGATTTTGCTGCTGGTGGTGCAACAGATGGAAATTATAAGATTGTTTCTGTACCTAGTGCGTCAACATTTATTGTAAATAGTACAACAAGTGCAACTATTTCAAGCGGTACATCTTGCACTTATGGAGCTAATTTTTCACAATTTAATCCTTTTGTAAATGGAACCTATGTGGCAAGAGGTTTTAAATTTAGGTGCGAAATGGATTCTGACGACCCCGCGCAATCTATAGAAATAGATCAACTTGGATATACAGCAGAACTAGAAAGTAGAACTGAAACAAGTCTTGGAAATGCGGGTGCTACAAATGGAGTTATAGCATCCGGTACATCTACCAAATCAGTTACTTTTACAGACAGTTTTTTTACAGGTCAATCTGGAACTAGCATTGCAGCAAATTCAGTTTTACCTTCTATTGGTATAACCATAGAAAATGCACAGTCAGGAGATTTCTTTGCGTTGTCAAATATTAGTTCTACAGGTTTCGATATAGATGTAAAAAATGGATCAAGTCATGTAAATAGAAATTTCAAATATTCTGCAACTGGTTTTGGTCGTGGTAGTTAGTATTGAATTAAGATATACTTAGATAAAAAATTGGATTAGGTAATGGCTACTCACGATTATGTTATAGATAACTCCACTGGAGCTAATGTCCGAACTGATTTAAATAATGTACTGCAAGCGATATTAACAAATAATAGTTCTGGTTCTGCGCCTTCTACTACTGCAAGCTATATGCTTTGGGCTGATACAAGTAATAATATTTTAAAGATGAGAAATACAGCTAATAATGGCTGGATTGATCTGAGGACACTTAGTGGTGGTATAACTTCAACTGCTGACGCAACGATAAATTCTCTAACTGTAGGAAAAGGAGCAAATTCTGTTGCTAATAATACCTGTCTTGGTGTGCAAGCACTAGATGATTCTGTTAGTGGCGATCATAACACTGCGATAGGTCAAGTTGCTTTGGGCGCACTTACTTCAGGAGCTTCAAATACTTGCGTTGGCTCTGGTGCTGGAACTGCAATGACAACAGGCGGCGCAAACACTTGTATGGGAAAAGGTGCTGGCCAATCAATAACCACTAATGAAAGAAGTGTTGCAATAGGAAGTAACTGTTTAGGTGGAAATAATGGTTTTTGCGTTGGTATTGGTGATGAGGCATTGAATAGCGGTTCTTTGTCAGGTAATAATCATGTCGCATTAGGTTTTAGAGCTTCAAAAAATTGTACGACAGGTGTTAATACCGCGATTGGTTTTAGATGTATGCAAGCGACCACAACAGGCACAAACAACACCGCCATGGGCTTTGACGCAATGATTGACAACAGCACTGGTAGCAGTTGTGTCGCCATTGGAAACCTTGCCCTAACTAATAATACGACAGCTTCTAACAATACAGCCTGTGGAGTACAAACACTTGAATTAAACACCACTGGAACCAGTAATTCTGCCTTCGGCAGTCAGGCTCTACAAAAACCTACAACGGCAAGCAACAACACGGCTGTGGGCAGTGGTGCATTAAAAGAAGCTACTACAGGCGGATCGAATACCGCCATGGGTGTCCTTTCTCTTGATGCAAACACGACAGGGGGAGGAAATGCCGCATTCGGCTACGGTTCCTTAACGGCTGCTACAACCGCAGATTTTAATACGGCATTTGGTTATTTGGCCTTACAAACAATGACAACTGCCACCAGTATGACTGCTGTGGGAGCGGAGGCTCTTAGGCTTAACACTTCGGGAGTTAGTAACACCGCTTGCGGTGCGGGCGCACTTCGGGCAAACACGACAGGTTCAGAAAATACCGCTTTGGGAAATGGCGCAGCCAATGTAAGTACAACGGCTGCTGGAATAGTAGCGATTGGACATGAAGCCTTGTCTAGAATGACAACGGGCGGTGAGAATACGGCCGTGGGAAGAGATTGCCAACAAGAATGCACGACAGGCACAAAAAATACGGCACTTGGGAATAAAGCTTTGCAAGATAATAATATCGCTGTTAGAAATGTGGCGATTGGTGACAGAGCGTTACAACACGCTGTCGATAGTGGATCTGGTACACCAAACGACAACGTAGCCGTGGGCTGTAATGCGCTTAATGATGTGACTAGCGGTTATCAAAATACGGCGGTGGGTAAGGACGCTGGCGATAAAATTACGTCAGGATTTAATAATGTTTGTATCGGACATGGTGCAGATACAGATATTGTTACGAGAGAAAGGGCTTGCGCTTTGGGTCAAGGGGTTGGTACACACGCTGCAAACCAAAGTTTTAGAGTTGTTGGAGAAGGTGGTGTTTATAACACAGGAAATACCTCTAGCTGGAATACAACATCTGATGAAAGAATTAAAAAAAATATTGTTGATAGCACTGTTGGTCTAGTTGAAATAAATAAAATAAAAGTAAGAAATTTTGAATATAGAACTGCTGCTGAAATTACAGATTCAGCTTTGCAATCTTTTGATCTTGATGAGTTGGCAGTTAAAAGAACAGGAGTGCAAGTAGGTTGTATCGCACAAGAATTAGAAACTGTTATTCCATCTGCTGTTATTGAAGATGATAGAGGTGTTAAAAATGTTCAGAGTGATGAATTGACTTGGCATCTAATAAAAGCAGTACAAGAATTATCCGCAAAAGTCACAGCCCTCGAAGCAGGGTAAACTAAAAGAAATTAGATTTTTATTATGGAATTAGAACTAACCAAAGATGAAATTGCTCAAATTTATACGGCTGCGGGAGATAGCGTTACTGTTATCAATGCTGATGCAAATTTTTCTGCCTATGTTTCAAGGACACAATCTAAAGAAACTGAAATTGAGTGGAAAGCAATGATTAAAAGAAATGCCGATCATCTTGAAACTATTAAAGATTACAAAAAGGTTGATGGTTCAACATCTATTTGGACAAGTGAATCTTTCACAGATATAGATGCTGCTATAACTAAAGGTAAGTCACTTTACTCTTAATTTATGGACTACAAAGAAAAACTTCAGCAACTTGCTTTAGAAAGACAAAACTTACAAATTGCTTTGTATGAAATTAATGGCGCGATGAAGTTGCTGGAACAGCAGATTCTTGAAGCTGAACCCGAATCAACCCCGTTATCAGATACAAAGGCATCAAAGCAACCAAAAGAAACAGGGTCATCAAAGTTAAAGGCATAACCAACATTTTTAAAATTTCTTTGATCATGGCAAAAATTTCTCAAATATTATCTATTTTAAGTTTTATCATCAGCGCGTCAATGTTGGGCGGAGGTTACTTCGGTTATAAATACGTCACTTCGCCACAATTCAAAAATCGCATGATGAACGAAGTGTTGGCAAACGTGCAACAAATGATGCCAAAAATGCTTGATAAACAAATACCAAAAACAACAGGCGGTTCTATTCCTTTACCGATGAAATAATTGGAAATAAAACAAATAAAAATTCCAGATATTTCGACAATAAATATTAATTCTTATATACCGTCATCAAATGTTTTAAACGTAGCCCCACCGACAATTGATATTCTTGGATGTGTCAAAACTCATCGCGATAGTTCTGTAAAAAATACACAGATAATAGAAGACGACCCGAACGGCGCTTTTTATAGTTGCCCAAATGGAAAAATGCCGTCTTATATTCCAATGCAATATAATCCAAATCAGTTGCAGATTGTAGAAGAACAGGAAAAGCCAAAAGCTGACATGCCAAAACCGCCAGAAACAAAACCGCCAGAAATTCCAAAAAATAAAGAAAAAGAGATAATAACGATTCCGCCTTGCCCTGATCCGAAACAACCCTTGCGCGTTGGCTCGTATGCTAATTCTCAAAAATTGGAGAAAGTAAAAGCCTTTGAATTAAATCAAAATAATGAATGTATTATTATCTGGGAACCAGTTCCATTTCAAGAATCTTATATCCCAGAAGTATCGACAATAATTTCAACCGCTGTGATTGGATTTGTGGCCGCGTCCTCGCCCATAATTCTCAACGCTATAAAACCAATTATTAAAAAATTAATTACCAGAAAAAAGAAATCATCTTAAATCATGTGTATGCGGGATAACTTGATTCGGTTTTTTGTCGATATAAATATCAGCGCATAAATTATAAAATTCAGAATTTTTTGCGATCAATATTCCCTGTTGTTTCAATTTCCCGCATTCCTTGATTCTCGCGATAGCCCAATCAAGGCGCTTATTCTCTAATACTTGTTGTTGAATTTTAACTTGTGTTGTTGCCGCTTGTGAACATTGATTTTGAAATTTTCTATCAAGTGGAACTGTAAAATTTAGACTAAATCCTGTATTTACTGCAAAAGAATCTTTATTTGTTCCTGAATAAAATAATTCATCAAAAAGCACATCGCCGGGGTTGTCTGGTACGCCGTCTTCATCGGCATCTGTCGGGTCGTAGTATGGCAACGTGTAATAATCTCGATAAGGCTTGCGGTAGTTTGCGCCAAAAGTGACAAATGGCGAAAATGTAAGGGTTGCACCCTGACAAACGATATTTCCGCCATACTGATTCGTTGTCATATTGCCCGTTAACGATTGGATTGCCATATTCGTGACGCTTCCATTATTTGATTGACTGACAGCGTTTGCAAGCGATTCTAAGGGCGTTAAAGCTATTGAGAGAAGACAGATGTAGAAGTAACTACTGATTGGCTTTCTATTTGGCGGGTAATACTTGTTATGTTGGATATTCCTCCCGGCCCTCTGTAAGATTCCGAATATTGAAAGGCCGCGCCGCTTGTGGGGCTGGTTAGTGTGAATACTGGTTTGTTGCCTGTCGATAAGTCTAACCCTGTATAAGTTTGCGTTTCGCCGTTGATCGTCCTAGAAACATTTGTTGTATTTGGCGCAACCCCGCCATCTGTTGAAATCCCTGTTCCTGTAACTGAATATTCATAGGAATTGCCAAAATAATCTGTCGAAACAATCGATTCTGAAATAGAGGTAGTCGTATTTGTCGTAGATGACATCGTCCCAGTTGTAAAGGCTGGCGTAATAGGTTGCGCATAACTAGGTAATCCACAAAATAAAAATACTAATAATAATCTGCGCATTTCTCATCAATCCACCGAAAGCGTAGTTACATATTGACCTGTAATTGAAGAACCCGGATCGCCACCTGTAACCGATATAACATGATTATCAATTGTCGCCGCGCCAGAACCAATTGCGCCTGCCGCTGTAGATGTAAGGTCTGAAAAATTACTTACTGCGCCGGTAGTCGGAGCGCTGTTTGGCACTAGATCGCCTTCTAAATATGATTGAGTAAATTGAAAATTTTCGCCGGAAGTGCTTTGTGATGCTGTAATTGTAGTAAACGCATTTACGCCGTTAGTTGCTGCGCCTAGCCCACCAACAACGCCCGCTGTTGTTCCATCTGTAGTTGTGACACCGCTACCAGAAACAGAATAGCTATTTGCAACCCTATCGGCTGCGGTTGCTGCGGACATAACTTCAATTTGTACACTTGATGTGATTGTCGAAGTCATGTCTGCTAGTGCAGAAGAACATGGAAGCAAAAATAAAATAGGAAGTAATTTTTTCATTTGATACCTACTTTTGAGTTTTTGTTGTCTACTATATCTACTTTACCCTGCAACTTTTTTTTGTCATTATTCTTACTTTTCAGGTCAATCCCAAATTGCGTGAGGACGCCCGAAAGCAAGCCTGCGGCAAAGGTCGTATCAATTTGCCTTACGGGATTTGGGTTATAGTATGACCAAGAAATGACGGCCAAAGACCACCCAAGAACGACAAGTTGAACGAAAGTTGCAACAATATTCGGCCTTTGTTTTTCTTCTTCAAGTTCTTCCATAAAAAGACCTTTTTGCTAAAACTAGCAAACTTGT